GGTTTGATTGTATTCACTGCCGCAAAGCTACAACCAAACCTCAAAGTGTAAAAGGTGCATTTCTTCGAATGCTTACAATCTTTACTTCTCTCGCAAAGATGAAGTGAAGGAGTATTTAAACAGAAAACTTCAAAAGTTCAAAGGAGAAATGGTGGAGTGCTACGTTTATCAATTCTACAAGGGTAAACCACGTGAAATACCAGTGTGCTTTGAAGTGAAGTAACTGTAATGTACAAGAACATTATAGATCATTTCTGTTGTAAATTGTAGGTGGCCGTATGACCACCTACTTTGTTTTTTCATGCAATATACCTACATTTGTTGCCATGAAAAAGAACATCGAAATACATCTGGTAGATCTGTCCACTACCCTACCTTTGCCATATGCTGACGAGGGTATCCGTGCTGGATTCCCGAGCCCGGCACAAGACTATATGGAGCAGGCCATCGATCTGAACAAGGAACTGATAAAACACCCGTCCAGTACGTTCTATGGTCGTGTGGTCGGTGATAGCATGAAAGACGAAGGCATCGAAGAAGGCGGAACTATTTGTTAGTTTTAATTTTTTGAATTTCCGGATTCTGTTTGTTTTGTAATGAGTCAACAATAGAAGATTTCCTTGCTTGGCCAGTCTTATCAATAACAGATTGAGAACTTTTAGATAGAGTACAAGCCAATATAACATATATGAATATTAATATTATTCCAACCACAAATCGCCCTGTTTTTAAATATCGACGCCAATCAATTCTCTGTATTAGCAAGGGGGAAATAAATAGATATAATGAAGCAAAAAGTGATAATAACACTCCTAATCCAATAGTATTTGCGATTAACTGATATAAATTCAGGTTAGAATTGTTTATGAATATATTTACAATTCCAAAAAGGAATGTAATTGAGGCTGTGAAAATAGCAATTAAATCATACGCCTTCTTATCTGAAGTCTTAATATCATTTTTAATCTGAGTAATCTCTTTCCTTTCCATTGATAAATCGCATCGGAATCTTAAGTACTCCTTTGTCCTATCGAATTGCTCCAGCTGTTTTTCTAATGTATTATAATCAATATACCTTGCATATGCTGAAGGTACAAATAGTGTGATTGACTCATCTTTTACACTATATACAGATTCTTCAAATGGCAATTGGAAAGGAAAGAATTGATGTGAACGGCTCCATTCGTAAGATTTTCTGTATAATTCAATTATACGGTCAAGTTCATCCAACTTGTCATCTATTAACCTATTATCAAAGTCTTCATTATCAATGTGAAGTTCAACACACTTGATAATAGCTTCTATTGCTTTTTCATAAGGATGAAAATTTTGTACTTCTGTTCTTGTTTGTATATTTTCTATGTGGCGAAGTTCTTCTTTTATTTGTTTTAAGCTTGGATTGCATTTTTGTGTATAAAATGAAAAACGACAGTTGTACAAATAATTCAAAATGGAGTTTAGTGAAAACTTGTTGTACTCTTCTATCGGATTAACTGGACTTGTAAACTCTCTCAGATTTCGTTTTATTTGATAGATCTCTGAAAACTTTTTAAGAACAAAATCCATCTTATTAACATCAGACTTATCAGAAAGATTTTGTTTATAATACTTCATCAATAAAACAAATGATTTAAATTTCGGATTAAGACCTTTGATGTCATTTAAAAGTTCATTTGCTTTTTCTTCTGAGTCACATTCTTCTGTAATAAATCCATCGTAATATCCTATTTCTAAAACTTTTGGATCTATACACACTGAACTTGATTCGGTATTGATGTAAAATGGAGTTTCTTTTATATTATATATTATGAAATTGCATTTGTGAAGTAGTACCGCTAAAACCAATCTTCTTTCAGAACTTCCTTCAGAAATGCATTCCATTAACCTGTCTCTACATATAAGTAGTCTATGAAATTCATCTTCACCAATAGGGAATCGATAATCAAACAAACATAATGGAATTGTTATTTCTGGAAAGAGTTTAAGAATTCTGTCTTTCGGTTGAATATTTTTAAATTTGTAGAAGTCGTATCTACTTTGGCTTTCCTCAGTAACGAACTTGTTTCTTGAGATTTTTACAAAAAAAATGTAGTGTTGTAATGCATTATAGATTGAAATATTCAAATCTCTGTAACGTGAGAGTATTTTGTCTGCTTTTACATTACCGGTTCCTGAAAGTGATGGAGGGGCATATTCTACAGTTGTTTGCGTTAGAAAATTATTTAAAATATCAAGAAAACCTGGGACATTAATATATTCTCCACTAATAATAGACTTGCTCAGTAATACAAAACACGTTTCAAAGAAGCTATCAATTTGATTATTTTTGTTAAATAAAACAGATTCTTCTTCACTACCATTGGGAAGCCAAGATTCAGGAAAGTTTTCTATAAATTTATTATAGCATTGCTCTAATATAGAACTCATCTTATTCTATTTATTCAAAATATTTATTCCTATCATTTCTAATTGACTCTTTAGTCATCTTATAACTTGACATATCCATCAATCTAGCAAATGCGATAGACTGTTTCCAACTCTCCCATTTATGCGTAATTTCTACCAAAGAAAAAGCATTTAATGTTATAAGACGTCTATTTCTTTCTTTTAATTCATCAACAGCATCCTTAATATGAATATAATCGTCAATTGTGTAAGGCAAATGATTATTTACCTTTCTGAGAATAGATCTTTCTGTTACGATATACGATGGTAATATATTATTCTGAATGGCATTATATATATCACTTTCTACTGGTCCATAAGGCAATGCATAGAAATTATTAAAAGTATCCAATAAATCCCTACTTCCTTGTTTTTTGGGAGCTGCAGTTAAAAACAAAAGCTTAAGTACTGATAACTTTGAACGGTTCTTAAAAATCATAGTTCCTTTACTCTCTTCATTACACCATTCTTCAAAGAGAGACAACATATAATCAAAGGCATATATCTTATCCATAATAACCGTAAAAAAGCAATATAATAATACAGACTGTTATCTTCTATTTTTCTTGCAAAGAAAACAAATATTCTCTCTCGTCCTATCTTTTGTTAACACTCTTAAGCAAATAGTAACATAGTTGGGCGGGAAGCTCATAGTGATAATCACCACATGAACAAAATCCAACTGATTCCTACACCAACATACCATCCATCCGGTACGCCATATCCAGCTTGAAGTCCCAATCCCCATCGTTTGGATGTAGGTTTCAATGTTATTGTCTGAGTCTTCCTAAATACTTCCATTAGATCCAATTCAGGTTTGTAGCCACTGATTACGGCATGATACTCTTCTGTACGGTATTCCTTTTTCTCTATTGGTATTGTGAAAGGAATAGTATCTATTAAACCACTATCCACTAATAATGGAATGTATATGGTGTCCCAGTGGTCGAAACGAACCAATATAGATCTTGGTACCGTATCACGAACCGTATCAATCTGTGTCACGGTGTCAGGTACAAGGTCAGTATCCTGCTTTTCTTTTGGATGATACCATGAGAATAGCAAGGCCACTGACAAAAGAACAACTAATATCCAAGGCAACCATTTCATATCTCTATTTATTGCTTACTTACAACATTACTTTCAACCTTACAATTTATGCTTGCAACACTATTCGCTAATGTTGCAAGCACAATTCTACCTTTTTCGTGAAGTCACGAAAATGATCATGATGCTATCTGTCGGCCACATCATACGCCTAAGTATTCGCATATACCTTGTACATGCAATTCGACAATTGCCTTCTTCCCTTCTTCCGACAACAAGTAGTCCACATCCTCCTTGTTGTCTTGGAAAAGATTCTCCGTCAACACAGCCGGGCACTTCGTGTACTTCAGTATGTAGAGATGGCCTTCCTTGTCCGGGTCTCCGTCCGTCTCGTCATTTCGGATCTTGAATCCGGCCCGACCGGCTGCCTCATACAGGCAGGTAGCCAGCTTGTCGGCTTTTGTCTTCCCTACGCTTGTCCACGCTTCCCATCCTCGGGCGCTCATCCACTCCGCTCCACTTCCTGCAGCATTGCAGTGGATGGAAATCAAAATAGCTTCACTTGCCTTGTATTCATTCACTCGCTTGCATCGTTCAGCCAGCGGCACATCTACTTCTTCTCGCACAATGCGTTCGGTATCGAGGCCACGTTTGCGGAGTTCATTCACAAGGCGTTCTGCAATCTCACGGGTGTAGGCGTATTCCAGCAGTCTGCCGTCAGGAGAACGCTTCCCGGCGGTATTACTACCGTGACCATTATCAATTAGGATTTTCATAATTCAGAATTTAATTATACATTTGCGACGATATAGCCGCCTAAATTATTTTAGATGGGTATGCTTCCAAGCTAAGGGGCTGTCCGCAGGGATAGTCCCTTTTCATTTCGTCTCATCCTTCGTCACCTCCTCGATAATCTCACCGGCCGTATTATATTTCTTCTTTATATATCCAACAAGAAGCCTCTTGATGCTTACCTTGTTTTTGATACCATGGATGACGCAGATATGCTCCATAATACTATCGAACTCAAACACGATGGCCAGCCCAAGACCGCACATGGCCGAAACGGTATAGCTGCATATACCAACCGGTTGCAGGATAGCGATGCCAAGCATAAAGCCGAGTACCAGGTACGAATTGTACTCGATAAACTTGCACATCGTCCGCCGCCCAGCCCGGCTGAACCGGAAATCTTCACCTCGCTTCACCACGCTGTCTATTATTCCAAGAACGAAATCTGCCACAATCATTACGATAATAAAAGCCAGCATCCAGCGAAGTTCGAAAACTACTTCTTTGATTTCTCCGATGAAGGAGTAAGCCCCGGCAACTGCCAGTTGCGGGGCTATGGTGTGAAGTAGCTTCTCCATTACTCCTTCTTAACTTTACCACCGAACAACTTGGCCAGCCATTCCGAAGTAACTACTGACACTATTCCAGTCGATGCCAAAGCCACGAACAGTGCATCGATGACCACGATCCAGATACTTGCATCCGACGGAGGAAAGCCGAGATTCATCCACCAGGAGAAAAAGGTCACAACTACGCCAACGACTGCTGTCACCCACATGCTAACCCAACGGTTCATAGGGTTCTGCAGCTTTCCTGCAATGAAGCCAACAATAGCGGGAACCACAACCGTGGCCAACCCGACAAAACTCTTAAATCCGTCGAGGAATTCCGGCAATACCGTTTCAGATCCATCGGCTGCAAATACACTCGCTACGCACGTCATCAGTGCGAAAACACAAAAAAGTAATCTTCTCATAACATAAAAATTAATGGTTAAACATATGCTACAAAGATAGTCTGTCGTACTTCGTAGATAAAAGGACACACCAGCATTCGACTGACATCGCTTGTCAGTGCAAATTATTTCGTTCTGATACTGAACGTCCACACCATTGTAGTAGCAACAGCAAAATCCTGCCATTTCTTTTTTCAAAGTAATAAATAATCATATCTTTGCCCGTAACCAAACTTAAAGCATAATTATGAATAAAGTAATTGTACCCACAGACAGAGTTGAAGAGGAATTTACCCAATATCTTGATCTCGGAGACAACGAAAGAATTATCTTTTCCGGCAAATTCGGAAGTGGAAAGACAACATTCCTTAACAGCTATTTTGACGCAAGATATGAGAAATACCTGACCATCAAACTATACCCCGTACACTATTCCGTGTCCCTTAACGAAGACATATTCGAGTTTATCAAATTCGACATCATTTTCCAACTGCTTGCCCAAAACATCATTCAAGAAGGAGCAAAGTTCAGCAACGGCGAATTGGCAATGAAGTTCATTGCCAAAAGGCTCTATCCATCTTTGGCCAAGTTCATTAGATTCATACCTGTCATAGGAAAAGATATTTCGGGCATATTAGAGACAATCAAAGAGATAATTAAAGAAGCGGAAGAATTCAAGAAGAAGGAAAATAAAAACGAATACACAGAGGCAACTGCATTCTTGAATGCAATAGAGGAACAGATTGGAAGCCCGTATGAAAGGAACCGAATCACTGAACTTATTAATAATTTTCTGGATTACGCAAAAAAGCAAAGGAAGAAAACTGTCTTGCTGATTGACGATTTCGACCGGATAGACCCAGAACACACCTTCCGGTTGCTGAATGTCTTTGCGTCCCAATGTGACAATGATTTCAATGGGGGTAAGAAATTCCTCTTCGACCATATCGTTATTGTCTGCGACATAGACAATATCCGCAACATCTACCATCACAAGTATGGTATGAATACCGACTTTACAGGATACATAGACAAATTCTACAGCAAGCAGATTTTCAATTTCGACATCCGCTCTGAATTCGTAGACAGACTATTGAAGTTTCTAAGCCCTTTAATCAATAAGTATAACAAAGATTCCAATTATAGTTTTGAAACAACCTTCATCAAAATAATCTGCCTAGAATTGATTAAACTTGGAGAAATTAACCTGCGTCATGCACATAATATCGGCATAATAAGACCCTTGTCGAACTCTTACACCATTAACGATGTGACGATTTCTCCCTCCATGTCCGGCATAATGCTTCTCAATATACTTGCAGCCTTGTTTGATGAACAGGGACTCAATACCCTCATTGAGAAATACAATGCTTTAAATATAATGTACGTCACAAGTGGTGATTACATGAACCTGGCCAATTCACTTTTGGAAGTCTGTATCAAGGACTCCCCCAATAAAGATTCTAAGAGGGGCGAATATGTCATTCAAGACTATAAATACACTTATTCAATGGATGCAGGTGATAATGTCTGGATTGAAAAAGTTTCCATGTTAACCGGTAATGAAGTCCAGTCATTCCCACTCTGGCAAATCATGAAATGTGCCAATGACGTAAGAAGGCGTTATATGGCCACTGGTGTTGTGCGGTAAGGTTTCGGATAAAAAGAGTCTGTCACGGTTAATGTAACAGACTCTTTCAGTGGCGGAATATTACGTGATATTTCAATCAAACTCCGTGTTTAGCCCAGCGGATTCTCTCTACCAGCAAGACAAAGATGACAGTTCCCAACAGCAGCCGCTTGGGAGCTGTCGCCATTGTAGAAGTAGAGAATGGGGGTGAGCATGGCCGTAGGAATTTATAATTATTCTAATACCGTTATTCTCGCATATCCATTACCTGAATGTCCAGTCTCATTTCCTCCTGAAGGAGAAACAAACGATGTAGAACCATCCTTTGTACTTCCACTTTCAAGTTGCAAACCTGTATAACCGCTTGGCCGATATCCCGCATTGGCTGCTGTATTGACAAAACCAGAGCCACCTCCTGAAAAGTTTATATAAGATGTGCTTGTATCAGACTGTCCTGTACCACCACCGTACCAGCCACCTCCACCAGCACCTGCATCATAGCGGTAGTTAGTAGTAGTTTGGTTAGCACCAAGGCCGAAATCTCCTCCTGAACCAGCTGAGTTTTGCGTGCCTGGGTACTGCCCACGACCACTTGTTCCGCCACCTTGTTGGGATTCGTTTGATTGACTTGAAGATGGTGTTATTTGTGTTTCTTCTTTTGTTTGTTCTTCATACTCATCAACATACAAATTATCAAAATGTGAAGAATCTGATAATTCAATAGTTGTTCTAATTTCACTTCTTACTATTGAATCAGAACTTCCAATTTCCATCATTGCAGTTTTTGTTATGTATAACACATTTCCTGCTGATACACTGTTTTTGTATGTTACAATATTAGTACCTGACAAACTGCTTGCGCTTCCTGATAATTTATATTTCTTACCATATTTAATTATAGAATTAAGATTACCCAACAAATGAACATAATACGAACCTGAACTTGAAAAGTTTAATGATGTTACTAAATCTGATACTTTATATTGATTAATAAGTACATCTTCTGTTGTAACAGTTGTTTCAATTTTTCTTGTATATCTTGCAGATGCTCCAGAACCACCACCAGCAACTATAAATCTACTTAATAATGATGCAGAACTTCTATTAGTTCTACCTGAAGAATAGTTTATAGTAGAAGTAACAAGACACATATCAGTTGAACCTCCTCCCGGACGTGGATATGAACATCCTTCTAACTCACTTGTATTATAATCTGAAAATCTAACAGAAGCACCACCACCATTCCAACCACCGTTAGCGGTACCGCTTGTGCTCGATGTTGAGGAAGATGTACCCTGACCACCGACGAACACATAGATAGTTGTAGGTTCTGTAAGAGTCAGAACTCCCTCAGAATATCCTCCCTTGCTACCGGTAGCTGTATATGATCCTGTGACATTTCCTCCTTGAGCACCCCAACATTGTAACTTGTAACGTCCTTTCGGAAGAGTGATTTCCTGCACTGACCCCGTATAAGCAAAATCAAAGACAGTTCCAACCGGATAAGTTTTCCCCTTAAGAATTATCGTTTTTTCCGATCTTGCATTGCCGCATATAGCCCTAATCCGAATAGTCTTGTCTTCAAAACTATCGTTCTCGGATATAAGCTGAAAACTTATTGGATTTGTTCCAGCTTTTCCAGACTGCGGTGTGATGGCTAACCAATCAATGTTCATACTACTTCCTCAACATACCAGTCAGAGTTTGCTGTCAGGTTGTTGTTTTTAATCTGATTCAGATCATCGTTCGTGAACGTAATCGTGTCGTTCTCCCACGAAATTGCATATGCCTCTCCAGCAACTTGTTTTGCAGAAAGTGTTCCTACCACACTGCCTGTAATGTTCGACTTGAATTTGATCGATACTTCTCTTGCTTCTGCTCCTACAGCTTGCGCTGCTGCTGTAATGTTCAAATCTTCTGTTGTAGCAGTACCTGACTGGCGGGATAACGTCAACCAGCTTGTTTCGACATCTCCCTGAACCTCGATAGAATAAGATACGTTAGATGTGATCGACACAGTCTGTGTGCCACCTTCTTTAGTAAAATCTTCAAGCGAATTTGGTGTGATAGTGAACGAAACATCTGCATCCGAAGATGACTGTATGATGTTGTGTGTACCAGCACTTTGCCAAGCGCTGCCATCCCAGTATTCTACAAGAACTGGGATAGTCTCCGAGCTACTCGTATTGTTTGCTGCAAATTGTAGTTTAATTGCCACTGTTCCTTCCGCTTGCTTGCCAAACCCGGCAGAGAATGTGCCAACATTTTGTGAAACAGTGTATCCCGTATTAGTTACAAGCGTGATAGCTTTTCCCGATGAGGAAACACGAAACTTCTCAGCATTACTCTTTCCGTTCAGTGTCGCTGTCGTTATATTATACGCTACTTCTGTCTGCGAAGTGTTCAATGTCAGATAGGGCGTCATACCTTGCACTTCCAGAGTCTCGATGGCTTCTGATTGTGAACCTGGTGCTGATATGCTTGCACGCACCATCTTCTGATACTTGTTTCTACCGGTATGCTTCTCGGTCAATTTATGTCCGATAGGCGTTTTCCCTGCTGTCCCGCTCTGTTGCGAAATCTCAAACTTACCAATTTTAATACTTCCCATAATTTTATTTATAAAAGTTCTTCAATATTTACTTCTTCTAATTTCCAATCCTGAGTCGATAGCAGGCTATTGTACTTTACCACTCCAACTTCGTTATTAAGCCAAAACAGATACTCATCAGACCACAATATCTTATCCAGAGAGTTTACTGTGCATACGAGACCACAAGTAACACGCATTCCACCTATACGAGTTGCCTGAATAGATATACCACTCCCGACACGGTTTGCGTTTATGTGCAACCCATCTCTGATTCTCTTAGCTGTGACATTCAAGCATCCCATAGTTCCATTATCTTGTTATGGTCACATTTGTTTCAACAGTATCGATCTCCTTGCGAAGTCCATCCTCAAAATCAGCGTCGGGTATGTAGGCAGTAACCCTACACATGATTTTCCCAACTCCTAATTGAGTGGAGTCAAAACAAGCAATATAGTTATCGTCATCGACTTTTACCATTTCTTCCTTATTAATTGTAATTTTTCGATTTGTGTAAATAAAAAAGTCACAGGAGAAATCTATGTCACTCATTCTATAACCATCCAGTCTATCGAGGTGGACGTTTATTTTCAATTCAGTTCCAATGCTACTCATACTAAAAATTGAATACTATTGAATAAATTCCAGCCTTTAACATTGTATTATAACTATCTTTCATTCCAATATATATGCCATTATTCGAAACAGATATTACAGGATTGAATTCTGAATAAGATACGGTTGAACAGTATTTAATAGTTGGTGAAACTTTTTTTGTAAGAGCATTAGTTATTACTGTTGTAATACTTGTTCCTTCTTCATATCCTTCTGGTAACAATGCAACATTCTCAGTTAGGTCTTCTGTTAACTCAAATTCTAAAAAACACTTGTAATCATTAACTGTTGAAAAACCATTATTTGTTACTTTTAATCTACATTTAAATGAAGCAAATTTAGCTTGGTTCGTTTCGGATAAATCAGAGAATGATCCTCCACTATAAGTCTTGAACACCATATTAAACACCCAATCAAGTCCATAATTAAAATACAGTTTTGTATTTGTACTTAATTTTAACGGGAAATCTGTATCATTTCTTAACTGATTGTTTATGAAACATCCTTTATTCAATTTACCTTTAACAGCATATAAGTAGGTTGGAGATTCAGGATTATATACAGTGTTCGGCTTATACACAACTGTATTTCCGTATATCATTAAAATGTTATTCTCACCAAGATTATATACGAATGTTTCCTTTGTCTCAAATTTATTTTCTGAGATAATAACTATATTATCTGTTTTATCAACATTTTCAACACGAACAATTCTTGAAGTCCTTGTAGAATAATGATTAGTACGACATTCATTGCCACTTACAATAGTCTTATATCCACAACTTATTACATCATAATACCATCCATTAAAATGATTCCCAACTACTTGTTCAAGTTCTCCTCTACATTGTATTGCTAATGGATAATTTCCATTGATAATATTGTTTTTATATATATTTTTAAACGAAGTTGAATGACCACCGCACGCTGATCCTGTAGCAAAATTACCTGTAAATATACTATTCTGAACTACATTATATCTACTTTCTATACTACCCGAGAAATCCACACCTCTTCTATTATTATCAAAATGGCAATCATTTATAATAATCCTTGTTGATGAATTAGTTTGTAATCCATACGAAGTAGTAGTGTTTGTGTAATAAGCATCATTTATAATAGTATTGTTAACAATTCCTCCTACACATGAATTTATGCTTAAAAGTGAAGGAGAACCTATTTTATCTTTAGATTTTATTACACAATTATCAATTTCTATATTTTTCCCATACGATATAGTAATTGTTCCAGCAATACTTCCACTGTGTTTAGTCAATATAAAGGTGCAATTTTCAAATTTTATCTTTATATAATTATGCACTGAAAATGTAGAATATACTGTATTTCCATTATAAGTTGCACTTTCGTTAAATCTTTCAATAAAATCCTTAGTTTTAATAGTTGTACCTGAATTATTGATAATTTCAGATACAAGTCCTTTATATAAAGTAGGTACACCACTATCATCCGGTCTCCAATCAAATGCAACCTTTGTCGATGTCTTAATTGATATTATTTTACCATTATAGTTTTCTGATATAGATTCTACTAATGTTATAATATTTGCAAGATCAGATGAAGAGGCTCCAGTAGATGAACATCTTTTATCACTTATAATAGAAGATGCCTTAAAACTGATATTGGGACATTCAAGTACAAGATTTCTCCATATATGATTAATATCTGTAGTTGTTATCTCTGAATCACAGATATATTTCATATTACAAAAATCAACTTCACAATCTGGCAGATTATATATATCATTTGCCGTTATTTCCCCATCACTTCCAAGAGACCATACAGCTTTATAACTATTAATATTATAAGTTCCAGTTAATTTAATATTATAAAATATTTGATATAAAGGAGCGTATATTTTCGTATAATTACCTTTAATTGTTCCATTTGTAAATGAACCTCCTTCAAACTGTAGTACACATCCTTCGGGTAATGTAATCTCCGCACCATTCAAGTCGTAATCGTACTGAATAATATATCTCGTTTTTGCGCGGTTAATCATTTCTTGCGTCAAAACATTCTTAGAATCTGATTCACTTTTTCTAAGGTAAACACGCCCCAACCCGCTGAACCCGGCAGCATTGTATTCCTTGTCTGCCAGCTTCAAAACTTTTTTTCCATTTTCGTTTGTTTCTTCTTTCAGATCTTCATCATCCGGATTATTAATTATGTCACCGTAGTGGTTATTCTCTGTTACATTCGTTTCTGTAACGTTCATCCCATATCCACCACCGGTTTCACCAGTAGCAGACCATACGCCTTCTGTCGAACAACGGTATATTGCTCCAGGTATAGTATCACCGACGATGGCCCAATCTCCAACTGAAGGGTTTGGTTTTTCTTGCTGGAGAACTTCGAGCGATGGGTACAGTTTGCTGTTATAGGCCGCATACTTCAACTTGTCAATCTCAGAACCAACATGTGCGAAGTTCGTATTAATTGATTCTGTAGCTTTACCCCAGTTGCTTTTATTTTGAATTGTATTCAGTTCCATATTATTCCGGTAACATTGTATTAAGTATTTCCTTTGCGGTATCGTTCAGCGAGAACACGCTCCAGATTGTTTCATTATTATAAGTTGTACCTACAAGCAAGAAGGCAGAACCTCCCGATCCTGATGCGGTAAATTCAGTTCCTCTATCCAAGTAGTTTCCGTTGATGGCAATTTTGACATTATCATTCTCACCCTTAAACCGATAGGTTACCAGTAATCTTGTAACCAACGGAACGATCATTTTTATTTCTCTACATCTACCTTCTTGCAATTCTGGTAGTAGCCCTAAGTTGGAGAAATAAACACATGCGCCGTCACACGTCTCCTCATCTTCGTTGGTAGTTATCCCAAGCTGTAACGTCTTAGCCTCGATGTCTCCGAGGAATCTTCCACCGATGGCATATACATATCCGCGTATAATGACATCGTTAAAAATTGACCTACCTCCATGCGTGATCACTGCCTTGGCCATGTGCAACAACTCTTCTTCGGTTGGCTGGTATGATGGATTATCCTTATACTTCATGACAGTATATATGGCTTTCTCCATGTCACCACCCGATGCAAAGGCTACATCATCGTCATCGTTATATATACCAGAAAGGATTGCTGTCACTTTCTGTAGTACACCGTCCTTGTAATTACCAAGTTGGATTACATTAGCAAGTATCAATCCTCCAAGAATGTCTACACTCCCGTTCTTGATTGCATCAGCCAGATACTTTAACGTCTGAAACTCTGACATGCTTTTGTCGTTGTCCTGGGGTGATTGACTCCAGTCTGTAGCTATCGTTCCTCTCTCTAACTGAAGGTCACAAACGGTTGCGGTGCCACTGACAAGAAATACACCTGTGCCTGTGAAGGTGAATCGATGCGTATATCGGACGTATTCGGACGTAAGAGGTTGAGCAACGTTATAGTCACCGCACGACACAGCCAGTTCTTCGCCTTTTGCCTTATAACTGATAACATACGTTTCATCTGGAATTAAGTTTATTGATTGCGACAGACTGCCAATTACAGCAGATCTTCCTGATGCAGCCTCTGCATCTTCCTGTACGGTGGCCACTCCGGACCAGTGAAGCAGTGCCTTGCTGTACAGTTCGCTTCCTTCCTCCAGCATGGTATCAGCTTCCAGCTCTTCGGTCTCGTAATTTCCAGTGAATCCGGAGTTCAACAGGAGGTTAACCCCACCCACCTTAACGGCGAACTCTGCCGCTTTCTGCACCTCCTCTGGCAGGTCCTTAATATTTCCTGCTCCAGTGCTTCCGTTCTCGATATGTAGCACACCTTTCACTTCCACACCGTTCTCCTGATCGTACTTCATATACGTACTCCCATCCTTAGCCCCCACATAAGTATCACCGTAAGTCACAGACTTGAAACGCCCGCTAACAGGGTCGTAATAATCCATCTTCACAGCCTTGTCCACAAGGTTGTAGGAATCGATGCCTTGATAATACTTTATCGAAGGGCTATCCGTACCGAACGCCGAAATGATGATTGCCGACTGACGTGTCTTGTCTGTCCGATGGCCGAGGCCTACCAGTTCGTCGCCAGCCAGCGGGATGGTCGAACCTGTGTCGCAGTCGGTTTTGCTCAGATCCACGTAATCATCTCCGACTTCGGTCACCAGCCGCCAGTAGTATGCCTGGTTGATGAGGTTAAACGTCTGCCGGCGAGCCTGTGTGCCGACGGTAAACTGGTTCTGCAAGGTACGATCTCCGTCCGTCCGCTCGAAGTAGCATCGGTATGCAGTGTCAGTCTCTTCTACTTTGGAAATCGTCATTCCAGATGGAGAAACGATTAGCATACCGCCCACGTGCTTGGCCTCCTGTATGATTAGTTCGATGAATAGAGCAACCTTGCGGATAGTCAAATAGTCGAACTCAGCGTGTGAGCAGCCATCATCGTCTATCTGTACAGCTCCACCTGTACCGAGAAGGCCAGATACGAATTGGCCAAATTCAATACCTGACAGGAACTTGACAATATACTCAGTCTCGTCTTCTTTGTCTTTACGTATAAAGTATTTTGCGAGTTCATCAATATTAGCCTTTCCTATCAACTCCAATATTCCTACAAGCGTACGGCCTACCCTCTCTGCCGTATTTTCGCCAGCAGACGAAGCATTACGCACTTGCAAAGCTAATTTCTTTAATATGTCAATGCTATCTGCCATCAGTCTCCAATTATTCGAAATACAGTTCTGTTAGCTTTCAAACCTCCCTCACCTTTGTATAAAGGGTATTCGTTCTTATGAGATTTAAGATATAGCACGCACTCTTTCATATAGCTGTCTGCAATGGAAAAAGCATCGTTGTACGCCATCACTCTCTCTTTCGAATCCGATCTGGAAGAATATTCGTCCTCCTTATTCACAAATCCGTATCGTGTCACATTCCCGTCTCCATTCTTTACCAGCCGGGCATAAGAATAATAAGCAAGTGCTGTTTTTAAACCTGTCATCACATGCTTACCACCCTTATCTTCGTACACTCCACCATTTATAAGAAGGTCATATTTATTCGGATTTTCTTGTATATCGATAAAAAGAGCATCACCAAGAGCCGGTTTGATGTCTATATCCTCACTTTCACGTATATAGATCTCTATTTTTTCTTGTTCAATGTGCATTGACATACCACGAGCAAGTAAAGAAACTTCATCAAATGTTATTAGATACTGCCGCATTTCTCACATATTTCAAAGGTTGTACACTATAGTCATTAGAAGAATTTGCAACCTCATACCAATGCTCAAATATCTTCATAAATGAGCGTTCAATCATCCGCTGCTGTCTGCTAACAATAGAATTATAATACTCAAACGCATCTTCCAAAATATCACCTGAAAATCCAAGTTTTCCAACACGTATGCAATACCACGGTTCCTGCCCAAATGCAGAATAAATACGTTCTACGACACTAGCATCTGTTACCGTAAATTCTTTATCATAGTTTTTTGAGCTCAAGTCAACAAATTCCGGCTTATCTTCATCCGAATTAAGAGTTACCTCAAGTAATTTTCCAGCATTCGTATCTCCCTGCAACTGCTTTATGGTATCAGAAAATCCAATATCTTCATTTTCATAATCCGGAATAGGTTTCCCTTCTTCATCGAAATTCACAGAGCTACCCTTTTTAGTGACAATCATACCACTTGGCATGAAATTACATCGTACATTCCGGTATTTGACGTTGGCCAGACCCTCGTCTGTACTCATTTCCGTAGCTACACGATCCGCACGAGATATAGGATAGACTAAATTTCCTGCTCCGCTAACCCACAACACCTGCCCTTTGTAGTTTTCAATGCCTCCTGCCGAACGGATCTGTTCATATACGACATTTTTCCGAGGATTGAACACGTCTATATAGTCAGTATGCTTTTTGTCTATTTTGATGGTCTTACCATCTCGAATTTTTCTACCAGTCCAGTCGGGATGGATTGCTATTTTACCAACATATCCATTCTCATCTTCTTCTTGAAGCCGACAATTTTCAAAAGGTATATGCTGTATCTCAACAATCTCACCGAATATGTTATAATTGACATGCAAGGCAAATCCGTCATACTTTGCAACGTCCTTACATACTAAAGTATGAATATCATCTGCTGTATCACCTCTCCGATTTACGGTATATTCGGAAAATGAAACATCACGGAACCCGTTACCTTCAATAAAATCAGCATACCGCTCGACACATTCGCTCCCCGTAGAACTCGCAGAAATGATATTATTCAATATCTGCGGGTAAAGATTGTCCTCACCGTAGCTCTGTATCCCCAATGTACTGATATATCCAGTTTCAAGCCTGTTAGTGCTTTTTTTCTTCAGGTCACTTACTTTCATGGTCCCGTGATGTTAATTAGTTACTCTTCTGCTTCCTCGGAGTTATCGATCTTGTCGGTATCCACTGTCGGTTCTTTAGCAGACTCTACTTCAATTCTAGCCTTAGCTTCCTTAATGTGTGCATCAAGGACTTTAGCCGTCACCTTCTTTCCACCAAGCTGATATGTCTTGAAGGCTTCTTTGACGGTTTTGTCAGTAGCATCTTCTACTTTCAAGGCTTCCATCAGCTCTGCAACCAGCTTATCATTAATATCAGATGACGGTGCCACTCGTTCCTTCACCCTTTCTTCCCAGTCGTTTGGATACACAGAGAACATATTGATGTTCTCAGGATGTTTAGCCAAATACTTCTCAGCGACCTCGTCAGTGAGATTGGCATTCGTATAGAACGATGAATTTCCAAACTCCGGCTGGAGAAGGATTCCGTTTTTAAGCGCATAATTTGATTTTTCTTTCATTTTTCCGTTACGTTTTAGATATAAATAAATCTCGATAGCTGCATCACGATAGCAGTCGCCACAGGATGTCTTATGGAAAGTCTTTCCAAGTGCTTCATAATAGCAGTGTTCTATTTCAGACCTTTCCGAAGAAGAGAGGGAAGCCTTGCTTCCCAACTCTTGCATTCTTTTTACCACTTCTTGTACATCCATCATTCACCAGGCGTCGTTACCAAGGTCTCCAAAGCCTGTTTGGTAGTATCATAGTCGGTCTTGAAATAGAACAAAGCTGACTTCGGGCACTTTGTCTCTTCCAAATTAACCAGCCAACCACCTTCAGTATCTTCGCTATACTTATCGTTTTCAAGCGTTGTTGCAGTCAGCCCTTGATAATAACCGTACACTTGGAATGCTGCATTCCCCGGATTCGATTCCTTCTGCAGGGCTTTGTACTTGTTCTCCAAAATAACCACGTAACTACCATTAGCCAGACCATCGATAATGTCCGAACAAACTTCAGGTCCATGGTCTAAAACCACAATCTGCAACGCATTCGTGAACGTATTGCGATAGGTACCGGTAGCCAACGAAGTTTTGGAACCAGTATAAGGCGTTTTGCCAGGTACAACAACCTTGTATCCTTTTTTCCCGGATTTCATCGCTAAGGTTTCGATGACATTCTTCTGAGTTGCATTGAAAGTAGTCAAAGCAAAATCAACCTCATCCCGGTTCATAATGACGCCTTCTTGCTCATAGCCAGGAACTACAGGATCATCGCACGACGGTGCGATGTCCTTTTTCAACATTTCGTCACATACTCCCATGTTTACCTCCTTTTTTAGTAAGCCACCTGTACAAGATTGTCTTCTGCAATCACAGAGCCGAGCTTACCTTCCGAATAGATGTAATTATTTTTATCCTTCTTCTCAAACCAGATTCTCAAGTCTGAGATAGCTTCCGTACCCTCACAACCATACAAAAGGTTATCAGGAGAGCACAACACAGCTCTATGAGGGAGATTAAGTTTAGAAGTGTCGTTTTGATAGGCTTGGATGAAGCGGTCCCAAATAGAGCACTTGACAACCGGCACACCATCATATTCTCCGACCTCCAGTCCGTCAAATACTGTCTGCCAAGGCATGATTACCTTATACTTGTCCCTGATGTCACGTGACAGAGCGTCACACAAAGATTTCGTAGCAAAGATTGCATGACCATCATGCTGGAAAATTCTGCTATCTGCATTCTCCAGCATTTCATCAAAGATGGAAGTAGCAACACCGCTCTCTTTCAACTTTGACTTCTGCAAGGCGTATGATGCCTCGGAGTTCGCAGCAATCGTTGTATGCTGTCCCTCATTCTCTGTACAGATAGCAAACAGACGTTTGAAAAAACCATCGCAAGTATCGAACAACTTGGTGTCCAAACCGTCCGTAATCTGTCCACTGCTGGAGATATTCTTTGCATCCTTGTCACCGAACCATACAAAACGCCAAATCATCTTCATCATAGCATTGGAAAGCTTGGGCTCAACAATACCACTCATATATTGTGAAGAGGTAAGGTCTGCAATATCTGTACCTTTCTTCAGGCAATACTGCGCAATGGTATTCTCCAGATCAGTATAACACAGAGACAAAGGGATTTCCCATGAACCAAGTTCCCATTCTTTTTCAGCAGCAGCTATCTTGGCACTTTTGTAAGTAGGATTACATCCTCCACCAGACTGGCCAACGTCTTCCATTTCTCCGACGAATCCAACCTTTTTCCCATTAGTCACGTTCGGGACAAACGTCATAAAACGTGCAAGATCCTCATTTTGGAAAACGGTCAATTCCATCAACTCTCTCAGGTCCTGTACGGCCTGATTGCTCGGCGTCAATTTTTCAAAATCCAACTTAGGCATATTCTATTCCTCCTTTCTAAAATCACTTCATACCACGTTTCTCTTTCTCCTCACGCAGCTTACGCTTGATTTCGTCTTCTTCACCACCATCGCCATCTTGTTTACCAAAGGTTCTTACAGTCTGCGCACGACCAGCAACCTTATAAGTGGAGCAGTTCTTTGCCAACCAATCCACACCTCCTGCCATCTTGATAGCATTCAGTATCTTGTTGTCTTCAACTGTGCGAGCGTTCGATTTAAGACTTGCTACCTCAGTCTCAAGTTCCTCGATACGGTCCTTAAGAGCCTGTACCTCCTCATCAGTAGATTCTTCTTCATCTTCTCTGATTTCCGTAATGACACCGTCTGTTACAACAATCGTCTTACCATCCGGCATCACATGTTCTCCGTCAGGTGAAGCTGCATCACCAACCTGTGGCTCACCTTCTTCACGTTCAACAGTCAACACATCACCTCCAGCCGTTGTCAACTCAAGTGCAACAGCAGGCACATCTTCAATTTTTGCATAGCCCAATTTGGCCAGCAAACGGCCAAGCAACGACTTGCTGACCGTCACTTCATCTTCTTTTTTTGCCATACTTCTTTTATTATTGATTACTACTTTTGCCGACTTCGGCATGATTACCTCACTCACAAAACCAAGTTGCTTAGCTGTCGCTCCACCAAACCAATTCGCCTTCTTCATCTGAGCATCAAGAGCATCCCGATCTACTCCACACCGTTCCACATACAAGGAAAGCATCCTGTTCCTTTCTGTTTCGAGACCAGATTTAATCTCGTCCAATGTATCAATGTCAAGAGCACCATCTATACCCGGACAATACGGGTCATGAATACAAATCTTTGCATGCTGATACATTTTTCTTCGTTCAAGTGGAGCAGCAAGAAGGATTATTGTCGCCATAGAACCACATCTTCCGACTACGGTCGCAGATATTTCTTTCCCAGTAGCACGAATGGCGTCATAAATGGCATATCCTTCGTCTACATCTCCTCCACACGAATGAAACTCAATGTCGATATGATTATCATCTGGGTCTACCCAACTGATGAACTGTTGCACATCACTGAATGACATACCATCTGCACCAGTCAGATACCAATGTTTCATCTTATCGTCATCGGCCACAATGTCTTTGTTGATAAATAATTTAGCCATATCTCATAAATGTTTGAAACAAAGGTAATGAACGAGATATGGCTATAAGAATTTTATAAAAGAATAGCACTGACACGCCTTGTCAGTGTTTTTTCTAATGAAATAGAGTATAAGCAAAGTCTGCAATTAGAACTCAACATGGACTTGCACCGAGTAACTAATGCTCATACGATCATATAAAAAAGGGAGCTATTGATCAGCCCCCTTAAAATTGATATCGTTCGAAAACTTGTCGATTATACGATACACATTCCTGTCTGACGTTCCATATTCATCAGACAGATATTGAACAATATATGTTTTTTTATGACCTTCTTTAGACAACCTGACATACTCCTGATACATAGCCAGATATTTTATATCACCTATATCAAGAGATGCATCCTTCATTATTTGTAGGACATTCCTATTTAGCATCAACAATTCATATCCATTCATACGTCACCCAAACTTTCTACATACTTAACTCTATTTGCAACTGAAGTAAACTCTTCAACTGAGACCACTGGAGCTGGTGCCATCATAACCCCCTTTGCTACAGCCCTCGCCAACATATCTTCTCCCAACGCTTGATTGCTAGACTCCGTAACATTAATTGGTACTCCTCCACCAATTTGATTAAACGAAGATAGCAACGGTGCAAACATTGAAGTGGCAGCAGCAGTCAGTACACTCTCCCCATTACTGAGCATGGCAGGCACACTATCCGACGTTCCTGATCCAGGGCCTACGACGTTACCTCCATTTGCAAATTTAGCACTTTTTACTGTATTTACCGCGGTTGCAATGTTAGAAAGTACTGTTGCCACTGTAGTTGCTATAGCAGCAAGATTAGCAGGGAACGGAACACTCATGGCTTGAGCAGTACCGGCTGCAATTGCCTTACCTGTGTTTATAGCTATTTCTGCTAAAGCTAGGGTTTTGCTAAGCATGGCAAATGCTTTATTATCTTCCCCAAGAGCATCGAACACACTTGATAGCCCTCCTGCTATTGACGCAGCCGCTTCATACTTAGCCTGTTCTATTTCTATCTCTTTGTTCGCCAATTCCTGTTTTGCAGCTAAGTATTCATTCTGCATCTCAATCTTTCGAAGATTAAATGCTTCCGCGCTCTCTCCTTCCAACTGATGTATGGCATCCAATTCAGATTGTTTCTGTTCAAGCTTGATACGAAGTAGTTCATGTTCATTCCCATACGCCTGTGCTATTTCAGTCTCAAACCGAACACGGATAGCTTCTTTCTGTTTCTGCAAAATTTCTGCATCATGCTGGGCAGAAAGGTCATCAATCCGTTTATTATACTTTTCTACGATGGCCAGTTTCATCTGCTCTGTCAGCTCTTTCTGATTTAGTTCTGAATCACGAGCCGCTACGAGCTGCTGTACCCTCAACTGATACTCTTGCTCGCTTCCTTCTTTAACGGACTCAAGCTGCAGAGATATTAGTTTTTGTCTATTCTCTAGTTCTTTTTCAAGCTCTTCATCTGATAGTCTCTGCAATTCCATGCTCTTCTGTTTTTCAAGAGCGGATATCTGTTGATTGATTGCTACACGAGATTTTGAAGTTAAATCCGTTTCTGTATTCAATCGTGAACGCAGATCTTCAATCTGTCTATCATATTGCAGCTTAATTTCTTGACTCTGTTTTTCTCTACCATCCTTAACCAACTTGAGCAATTCATCCTCCGCCTTGCGTATCTCTTCAAGTTCTTTCTTCTTTGCTTCAAGAGTTTCCGCATCAAGCAATCCACTTGCAGACGTTTTAGCTGTTTTTTGTGGATTATAAGAGGATATTTGATTGATCGTTTCCTTCAATGCTTCTACGGATGCCATCTGGTTTGTGTAATCGTTCCATGATGATGCTATATCGTTGTTAATATCATTGTTTGAACGATCCAGCCCGACACCCTGTCTCCAGAAAGATGCTTCTTGAAGTTCTTTATTGTACTTTTCGTTAATTAAATATGTTTCTTGTAAATATGCCTCTTCTTGCTGCAAAGATAACTGTAATACTTGTAGCCGTTCTTCCCTTGCTTTTTTAAGTGCCTCTTCTTCTGATATACCTTGCTTAACATATCGTGATTTAATATCTTCTATTTTCTGATATTCACTAGCTATATTCTCAGATGCCACACTCCTACCAAGTTCTTTAGCTGCATTCGTTTCCCGATCTGCTATATCCTCAACACTTTCAAATAATGTTCTAACATCACGTATAAGAGTTGACAATACATCATTAACGAAAGATTTCACTTTCGATGTCATTTTTTCAAATGACCCTCCTGTCGCATCGAAAAGAAGTGATATTTCCTTGGTAAGTTCTGTTTGCGAAGCTATCATATCCTCCTCAGCTTTCCCTAGTTCACCGGTTTTCTTCTTGACAGCATCCAAATCAGTAGATATATTCTTCAATGTTCGAATATAATTTAATCCAGCGTCTTCACCTTGTCCTCCAAATATATCCGCAATAGCAGTTCCAACTTTCTGTGATGTTCCAGGGAGCTCATTCAATCTCGCAGATACCTCTTGCATGATCTGGAATGTAGTTTTATAGCCAGATTGAAGTTCTTGTTGAACCCTCTTAGATGATATGCCAATCCCATCAAGAGCATCTGCAGTAGTTGTATTCATCTCACGCAATCTGATATTTGCTTCTTTAATTGTGTCTATACCCTTATCTGAGAATATACCCATTTGGGTTGTCTGTGCTATAATAGCAATAAACTGATCTGCACTTATGCCCGCTTCTTTGAAGGATGAAGAATATTCCTTTAGAATATCAAGATAATCTCCACCAATATCAGCATTTGCAATGAAACCATCCCTGATAAGTTTCAACGCATTTGTGTTTTCAATGCCGAATTGTTTAGATAACGCATTGACTACTGTAAGCATATCTTTGAAATCCTTACCATAGTAATCAGCAAGTGCCTGTACCTCGCTTCTATACTCTTTCAGTTGATTCCCTGAATAATCGGTGAATTGTTTCGTCAACTTTGTAGCCTCCTTAATTCTTTGGTTATAGTCGTACCACCATTTAAAGGCGTAGCCTGCTCCAGCTATCCCGGCAATTCCAAGGAACACCTTATTCTTAAGCAATCCGGTAAGCGATGAAGTGAAAGATGATATTTCTGCCTTAGCATTAGACATGAATCCTTTAAAGCCATCCGAATTTTGTGATATGTTAATCAGAGAATTAGCAAAATCATTATTGATACCAACCGCTCTTTTGATAGACTCTTCATAATTCCCCACATTCCGATAAAACCTTTGCGTTTCCTCTTCAGCTCCTTTCAGCTCATCGGTTATTGAATTGATTTTATCTTGAAGTTCTGTTCCTTTAGCACTTTGCCGCTCTGCCCGGCTCAAAGAGTCATACTCCGCTGTCAGATTGGATAACTCTGCACGTAAGGCTTTGGCTGCCCCTTCTAACTCCGTTTGTTGTATTCTCTCATTCTTAATTTCCTTATTGAGTATTCTAATTGCATCCACATATTGCTGTCTTTCGGCTTTAGACTTAGCCATTTCTGCGTTATAACGTGTCATTGCTGCCTCCCGTTCCGAAGCAGATAAGTTTTCCTCTTTCAGCCGTTTTTTCAGTTCGTCAGAGAACTTCTTTTCTTCGTTCTTCAATTTATCAATCTCTGTCTGATATGCCGCAATTTTCCGAATAGCATCATCATATTTCACCTTTATCTCAAGGATTTTTTCAGTAGTATCTGCCATAATTATACCTCCAATTGTAATAGTTTACATTCACATATTCCTGTATTCTCAGCTTTTATAGATATGATCGCATAATATCTACCATATTGAGCCAAATAGACAGGAATCGTAACATCTAATTCTTTCAATTCAATATCGCTAATCTCAATCTTTTCATTAATGATAACAGGTTTTCTAATTATCTTTTGATAAGACTGATAATTCTCTGCTAATATCGTACCCCAGTCTAAACCTGTAAATACCCCTCTATTGCCATCATAACGTAATAGACGCTGCTCGACATTGTTATATTGAAGTCCCGTTTCATCATCATACGTATATAATGGAATATTAGCAATACCGCCAACCATATTTGTTGGTGAGAAAGGAATTTCTATTACCTCAGCTTCGTCAGCAATGGTACTATTCTCCACAATCAAATAACCATCATAGTTTCCACGTATCGAATCATCATCTTGCCATTTATATATGTTCTTTTGTGCAAACCCATCAAGCGTATATGAAATCTGCATTGGTTTATTATCCAAATATGAAGCAACTACACGTTTAGTCCAATCATATGCATTCTCCTTTGATATCAATTTATCAATAGTAATAAAGCGAAGCACATTCTTTTCAGTTGAAGAAGCAAATACTCCCATCAGTGATGATACTATTTTAATGAAATCAATCACTTTTACATCAGGCAAATTAGGAATAATCCAGAATCTACCATTTGCACTTTTATCCATTGCTTCATCCAAATATTCTTGCATCAAGATTTGCTCCTCAATATTCTTTATCTTTACATTTCCACTTATAGACACGACGTTATTGACATCTCCAATATTTTTAATACCAAACTTTATATATGGATATGACCATTCCGTAGAAAGCAAACTTGACTGTTCATCTGTGAAATCAAAAACTAATTTGTAAGTACCATTATTCATGTTCTCCATACTAAAAGGAGAAACCTCTAATACAGTACTTGAGTTCAGATTTGAACCAGTTCCATCAAAATTATAATTATACACTTCAAATAAAGCTGTAGAAGGCTCTGAGGAACTTCTTACCAATACTTCAAAATTGCCAGATATCTTCGGAACGGAATTCCGAATATATGAATGATATGCAGTCACTGTATTTGAGCCAACAATACCACCGACTTGAACCATATTCCCATAATATGATCTATCTGTTACATTTTTAAAATATAAACTAACATGTTCTGCATTATCTAAATACACTCCATTAATCTCTACAGTAATCGAACAATATTCTGAATACGCTTCACTGGGATTCCTGTTAACAATCGGAATGAACAGGTCACTTAAGATGTGTTCCTTTTCTGATGGCCAATCAAAAGCAACACCAAAATCTTCGCTTATATAGCCTAAGATTTTTTCTAATGAGACAGCAGGATGGTACCATACCTGACTTTCGTCAGACCGGAAACCATAATTTACATAAGGGAAGTTCCGATCATTCTCACCCCAATTTTTCCAAATAAGATATCTTGCTATTCCTGAATCGTTTACTTCAATTAGGTCATTCAAAGAATAATCCGCATCCACCAAATCTTGGAAAGCTGTTGAATTTCCCCATGTCATTGCCATTTCTATACTATCTGAAACAGATATAAGTACAACCTTAGCATCCGATATTATCTCTACACCATTTCGAAAATATCTACCCTGATGATATTTTCTCGAATAGTCAGTATTACATGCCGGCAAATCTGCATGTTCAATAATGCGTTGGTTCCGCACTGTCTTGGGTAGTTTGATGGTATAGCTATTGTTACTAACAATCTTGCTAAGGTCTGTGAACAGATTACTTTTGATGTTCAAAGTAATCTTGGTGTCTTCATCCAAATCAACTAATTCACCATCAATAAAAAGCATTTCGTCTCTCATAAGCTCTGTACTCTTGTTTCAGGTAAAACAATTTCAGCCACAAAATCTTGAAGGACAGCCCGGGTCTTGCTATAGGTACCTACAGAAATATTGACCGCCATCCAACGCTCCGTTCCGTTGCTATCCTTTCCTGCATACATATCAACTACTGGAGACAACGCCAATTGAAAAAGGAAGTCGTATGTATCGCTGTCAACCAACGGAGCACATACAGGCAACGTGTTCTCCTCTGTCTTGCGCTGTTTGCGTCCGCTACCACCGTGGTAACCATTCTTGTATGAATAGTCCTGCATGTTGTTGCGGATAAACTCACCGTCATTGCTGACAACGATTTGTGCATCACCACGTTTGAATAACCAGTAGCAGTAAAATCCATGTCGGTTGACCCAACGTAAATATATGCCATCCATACACTCATCCACCATCAACCTGACATTGGCAGCCATGTTCAGCATAGCCTGAAAAGTAAAATCGAACGTATTATCGAATACGCTTGCACCAGTACTAGTTCCAGGTAGGTTTAAAACAACCTCATTTTCGGCATCAATGCCATTCAGCATAAGATTATATACTCTGCGTTCCGATAATGCAATAGACGGCATTACATTACCGTCAGCGATCACACTCACCTCTCCACTACCAGCCGTGTACATTCCTACTGTGAAAGGTAGATTTTTGAACCATGTCAGCACCCTGTCTCCGTTATATCTTTCCCCCACTTTCATAGCTCCCCAGATAATGAATGTATCAAATTGGAAACTTTGTCCAATCTCAGAATCGGAGCTGTACATATCAACTTCAACAGAGAAAAGCCGGCCAAGCTGGCTGTCTTGCGCTGTAGTTTGTGAGTAGTCTATCTTTCCAAATTCCGTAACATCGAATGCCGACTGCATATAGAAGGAGATATCGAAGAAGCAAGCCGTTTTGAACATGGCCCTTTTCTCATTGTGTAATGTGCCAGTAAGTACATCCGTAACCGTTACCTCCACCCATGCCCATTCGTGCCCGTAGATGTTTATCACTACCGGATTAAAACAGAATCCTATAACATCCGGGTACTCAATAGTAGTGTCTTCAATGTTATGCGTCCTCATTGCTATTCAGATTTATGTGCGTCACGTCATCCTTGAAGATGGCAAACGCACGGTTCATGATTTTCTGTATCGTTTTCTCTACTTCTGGCGAATAGATGTCGACTCGCCCACCCTGCCTATGTAACTCGGTACCTTCCCGTGCTATTTTCCGGGCAACAAAGTAAGCGAACGATTTTGGGTTCTCAACCTGTATGCCTTTGTCCTTCGCCCACTGCTGGATTATCTGATAGAACCCTTTCGGAACCTTACCCGGCTTTCGTCCGGTTTCCAACACACCAAACGCCTGACGACCGAACAATATACCTTGGTTGTCTTTCACATCGACACGCAAACTGGAGATAGTCTTACCACTGGCCTTTTGTCCGGCACGTATATGGTTTTCAATGATACGTTGTCTCAGGCTTTCCAGCTCTTCGCCAAGAATACCCTTTATTTCAGCTCTCGGATCATTCATAGTCAGCACATAGGTACTCCTTGGACCTCTTTAAGTGACAGCTCGATGACAATACCCGTAACATTTACATTCAGTTTGTCATAGAACACAGAGTAAGGGACTTCATCCGATACGAATTCAAACATGCCACTCTTGTTCAACTCACGAATGAACTGCACCGCATATGCCTTGCAACGTTCGATGATTTCGTCATTCTCAACACCATCAAAATCGAATTTTGTTTTGTCGGCAAAGGCTATCATGCAGTTTGGTCTATCACTAAGTTGTGTCTTCCCAATAACAAATTTTCCCGATGCTGGCAATAAGTTGATGATGGCCGGAAGTTCCATCTTATCGAGCCGTACGTTAGCTGTAGCCCAATTCTCATACAGATAGGTGATACCAAGCTTCTCGGCGACCGAAGCTATTTTCCTCTCTACACTCAGCTTCATTTCTTTTTGCTCCTTTCTTGAATTACTTTTCTCAATCTACGTTCATATTTTATCTTTTCAGCATCCATCTCCATACACTTGTACACCCGAATCCATGGCACACGTTCTACCTCTTCATGATTGGTTATGCCCATTCGTAAAGCGAAATAGTCTAAAATGCCAAACATGCCAAAATTCAAATCACCTACCCCAGCCTGCCTTTCCTCGTCTGTCGGGGGAACAGAAGTGGACGTAAACAGCTTCGAAATACGTTCCACCTCTTTGGCCACCCATGCAGACAATGCAATCACGTCCACCGCAGATGTGGCAAGTACTTCCGTTTCACTCATACCGAACAAAACCCGGCAAACGACAAACAGACAATCCTTCACCTCACTCATACCTTGCAGTGACAAAAGCTCACCGATTGTCAGATCATTCAAGCTATCAGGAACCTTATGTTCTCCTACAAATTTGGGATGGGGCAATTTCTTCATACTGTCCACCACCTCGGCTGTATTGGTTGCAACCGACCCCAAAACCAAAAACTCTTTCACGTTCATATCAATTCTCCGTTAATCTGCCTTTCGGCCGTTGTACAATAGGTTTGATACGGAAGTACATTGCCATAATAAGCATATCAAGATAGTCCGGCGAATGACCCAGTATCTCTTTCATCTTCTCCTTGCTGATGATACCTTTCTTCCGCGTATCTGCGTCGATGTGTGCTTGCTTCAATACGCCCAGTTCATCTATGATGCGTTCCCTCTGTGCATCCGTACAAACAACACGCAATTTCCTGGCATTTATAAGTTCGGCCAGCTTGAAGGCACATTCGGACTTAAGGTTGTCATACTCGGGATTGATAGGCCGCGTTCCTCCGTGGAACTCTTTGATGCCATTCAGATAACTTTCCAAATAACTACCCAATCCGTCAGAGTCGGCTATCATCATGCTACGGGGTATGGAACACTCAATCATCATACGCTTAAGGTCTGTTTCGATGGACTTACCCGTGCTGTATTCCTGATCCAGCTTAATGTAGCACACATTTCCCTTCCAGTGGCCGGCGATGAAACGGTCACGGCCCTTCATCGCAAGGTCGACAGAACCGGACGAAGTGCCTGCAGGTTTGACAAACTCATTCGTGAACAGGTCACAAATAGCATCGTACTCACAAAGCGCAGTCGGGTCATTATCATACTCCCAGTTGCCAAAATAAAGTCGTTCCTTTGTTACCCTATCCTTCGTGTTACGCAGGCTCTCGATATAGTCCTCAGTAGCCCACGGATTATCTTGTACAAGTGCCTGGATAAAGGCGTACGGTTCTTTTAGCTTACCTTCTTTCCACGGCTTGTAGAAGTCACGGTACAACCAATTCTTCTTGGGATTGCATGTGATAAGTATCTTACCAGGTATATTGTACACATCGTTCATGTGCCGGCCGATACGAGTCTTCAAAACTTCAAATGCAAGGTAATGCACCTCTCCAGCTTCCTCAATCCATCCACCTGTATATTCTTTAGATCCCAACCGTTCATACATCGGATCCTTTACCGGATAATAGGTCAGGTCAATATAGACAATCTCGCTTCCATTGTCGAAAACTATACCGTCACTGATTGTCTTGTATGCGGTGAATCCGTGAGACTTAGCTACCTTGTTGAAAGTAACGGTTACAGACTCACGGCTATCCTTCAGATTGTTTCGGCCAACAAACCAGCGGGTGCCGGGAAGGTAATAGGCACATTGCATCAGCCATTCACAGCCGAGCCACGACTTTCCACCTCCTCCGGCGCCACCGTACAACAAAAATTTAGTCACGTCATCACGAAGATAGTTGTACGCTAACCGCTGCTTTATGTTGACCTTGTTACTCATCCTTTAATTTATCAGCCTCAGGTGTATATGGAAGGAAATCGAATCCTCTGAACGATTTACCTTGCGTAGTATGGTCTAATTCTTGTTTATCGGCCAGGCCAAGCTTACGTGCAATGATGTTCGCATTGAAAGCTCCGACACAGGCTCCTTCGAACTGCTGGGTCTCGATTGTCTCCTCCACGCGTGCGATGACCTCAAGAAAGCCTTTATCATTTTTTACCTTACAATCCTCACGGAAGGAGCGCCACCATTGCGATGACGCACCCACGTAGATACAGAATCCGGTAAGGGAATAAGGGCGAGATGTTGGTGTCACTTCCTGCTGTACCTGCTGCTTGTTCTCCGTAACGACATTCTTACCTTTTTTCACCTTAGCCGGCACGGTTCTCTGAATAGCTTTTCTTGTTGTCCACGGGTTCTCGTCGCACCACTGGAAATACTCGCATGCCGCTTCCCACAATAAATCCGGCGTAGAAAAGAGTTTGTCTCTTCCATGCTTGCTTCTCAACATCCAAAACTTATTTCCTAACGGTGCTGCCATATCACTTCTTCATTCTGATAATTTTCCCGCAATGTGGGCACTCCATTTCGATATACTCCGTTGCCTCTTGAGAAAGACTCTCTTCAATTTTCTTTTCTTTCTCTTTGAATGCTTCCGCTTCTTGTCTGGACACTTCCTCCTTGAACTCTTGCCGAGTCTCTTCTTCTGTCGGCTGATCGTAATCTGTGGATGGAGTAAAGTTCACGTCAAAACCTAGGAGCTGGTCTATTGGCTCAAAGAAGAAATCCTGCATGTCCATCGGTACATTCATGGTCCTCAGCTCACGGATAAGCTTTTCCTCATCCCACGTAGCAAACTCAGATGTCTTGTTGTCCGCAATACGATACTGACGGGCCTTCTCCTCATCCAAATCTGCAACGATACAAGGAACCTCCTTATATCCGAGGTTCATGAGCGCATAATAGCGTGTATGGCCACAAATAATCTCCAGGTTCTTATCTACGACAATAGGCTGGTTGAATCCGAACTTCTTTATCGATTCTTCAACAGGCTTGATGGCCTTGCTGTTATTTCTCGCATTGTTCCAATACGGGATGATTTTCTCTATTGCTATATTCTGTACTTCCATAATTAAAACTCTGATGAATCTATATGATGAATAATCTTATCTATCGCCTTGCTGTACTCGTAGTTCTTGAACATCTTAGCAAAGCCGGTGATATGTTTCAATTTCACGAGTTCAAGTGGCTCCATTCCCAACTTCTTGCAGATGACAGCATCCGACTCACCGTTCTTTATCATGTTGTAGATGATGTTAGTCATACCGTCAACCGAATGCTTTCCTCTGGCCCGGTTATGACGAACGGTAGATGCCATGCGGTCATTGATATCCTTGTCAATTACTACAATCGGAAGACGCCCGCAATTACGCTGGGCGATATCCTTGTACATGCGTGCTATCAGGTTGCGATGAAAACCGTCCACGATAATGTACCTCTTCTCCTCTTCACTCCAGATCGTAACGATTGGTTGAGTATAGCCATCTTCACGAATAGAAGTGTAAAGCAGCTGCATCTCCTGCTTCGCTACCGCATTCGGATTGTAATTGTTTGCCTTCACCATATCCATTGGTACCCAAAGAACACGGTCAACGGGGTTCGCCTTCTCCGGTGATATGGAGTAAAGGAACTCCTTCAAATCATTCATGAAGCCAATCTTATCACTTGCGGCCTCGTATGTTTCCTTGATTAATCTTTGCAATCTTTCCATACTTGTACTTTGATTTATGAACCAAAATTCTGTTGTTCAGCTTCGTCTGCTCGAAGTCCTCTGTAATGATACCACGGGCAAATGCACGGTAGATATCAATGCGGTCAACCTCCGACCACGAAGCGACCTTCTCAATAACCAATTTCAGGTTGTTGGTGAATATCACCTTGTTCTTGTCCTCAGCGATAATGTTATCAATGAGGTACTGGAGATACTCCGGCCAATCCTTGAAGCAGTTCGGATAGTTCTTTATCTCTTCGAATGCATCAAGAAGAAGATGGTTCGTCGTTCCGATGTTAGGAATACGAGTGTACATGGCATTGTAAGCCTTGGGATCTATCTCCTGCAGGTAAGGTATGTTCTGATTACTGTTCTCATGAATGAGAGAAGACACACGGGCGGAGCGTAACGGTTCCTTGCTGAAAATATAGTTATAGGCCTTGTTGTACTTCAACTTATTGCTGAAAATGTAATACCAGATATCCCTGAAGGACCAGTCATAAAGCGGATAAATCACCGTTCCATGGGCACACTGCTTACCGTATGTCATCCCAGGAAGAGTTTCTTTTCCTGTCAACCCGGCACGTCTCGCCGGTGACTCTTCGATACGAACACCTCCGAGAGAGATATAATCCTTCCCAAGATGATAAAAAGCAATGGCATCAAACATCTCTTTGAAACGGTCAACGCCATATACGTTTTCCTTGAAAGCAATATCCTCCTTCTCACGCATCCACTTCTTTCCTGGTTCCCAAGGAACGAACCAATCTCCACTGTTGGCATTCCATAAGCGGAAAGGTACCTGCACCCATATCGGATCAACTTCTGGAAGAGACATGATATATCTCATGTAGTCCACGGTATAGGTGTATTCACATTCCTGGTCGAGGAACATTACTGGTATCTTCTTGATACCACGTTCACGAGCAACCTCCAAAGTGACGAACAAAAGGGCCGTGCTGTCCTTCCCTCCTGAGAAGCACACGCCTATCGGCCTTCCCATGTCGAAAAGGGTACGTATGCGGTCTTTTGCCGCCTCATACACGTTCTTGTCCGAATAGATAATCATACGTTCGTCACAATGTAATAGTTGCCAAAGTTCTTAATCCTGCAATGAGGAAACATATCATACAGCTTACGCTTGGAATAAGAGTAATGCTTGAGCTCATGACCAGAACGCTCATAAGTGAGCGGATGATAATCCTCTTTGTAGAACATGAGGAAAAGTCTCCTTCGTCTCGGTAAGCTTCTCAAAGCATTTTCACGAATATAACTTGCAGATCCGAAAAGAGCTACAGCCGTCCTGTAGTTAACCTGAGAAGGGTTCAACCATTCGAACGGGATGTTCACCGATTTGTGCTTAGGGTGTTTATGCCGGAACTGCTCCAGCATCTTCGCACTCGGATCCACACCGATATACTCATTGTCCATCACACTGAGCAAGTCAATCAACAGGCCAGTACCGCAGCCGATATCCATCACCGGCTTCTGGACATGACACAGCATCCTGGCGACTTGCTCATTCTCCTTGATGCTTGCCTTGTCGTTGAAGAGAGAGTCGTATCTCTCCGCGATCGCATCATACTGATTTTCTGTGTTCATAAAATAAAATTTGCGTTACGGACATAAAGTTACCCGATAACTTCCGTGCGGCCGTTATCGGGTAACTAAAAAGCACTGACATGTAGATGTCAGTAAATTATTAACTATTGCAACTCTGTTAGGACAAATAATTTAATAAAATTCATTCCGTTTGATTATTTTCAAAAAAAACATATATCTTTGCTATGAAATATAGATATTCTATATTTAATCATATAAAACCATACTGCTTATAGTAATTAAAATTTTAAGATATGGAAATTATACTTTATATAATTGGAATACTCGTAATTATTTTTATAATAAGAACTTTAATATATTTCGGAGCGCAGATAGCGGGATTTGTTTTTGGCCTTTTGGAAGAAAATTTTTTAAAGATTATTGGATTGGCTCTTATCGGTTATGGTATTCAATATATTACTAATAGATTCTGGGGAGTAGATAGTTTTTTAGGTGTATATATACTATTTTACCCTATAATCATTGCTATTATTTACTATTGTTTAACTAATGCATCGATATTATTTAGAAGTCTAATAAAAATGTTTGTTGATTCAATGAGTCCTAGTTCATCTAATAAAAATTATGATAATAAAAAACAAAATAATTTTCCTTATCAAAGAATTGGTGGACGAGACGGATGGCAATATTATCAGCATGAAGATTACTTAGAAGGAGTAGACAAGAATGGAATTAGTCATTCTTTCCATTTAGATGGTGATGGCGTGTGGAGAGATTTCAATGGGAATTCAGTTAAAGATAATACATTATGGCCAAAATAACAGGTTCAAAATGATGTGTATACACTTTCTGTTGCGATTGTCATACATCGTAATTCCAAACTCCCAATTTCCCTTTCACATTCATTATCGGCTTATCAAACAGCACCACATCTTTCAGCACCCAGTTCCAGCAACCTTTCTCTGCCCAGACTGAAGGATGGTTCCGTACGCAGTCGGCAATAACTACGCTGCCTATGATAGCTCCCTTTGGAAACTTATCATATACGCAGTTGAAATATATACCCCTGTCTTTACGAAGTTCATCATCCTGATTATAGCTCCATGTACGGACTCCTTTACCAGAAGAGGAATGTATCAACACCCTTTGTCCAATATACTTCTGAGGACATTTCCAAGTCCGGTTTTCGATGTCTTTTATACCGTGAGCGATTAAACTTGCCCACGGCTGTTTGATGGATATTGCTTTCATTTCTCCCATCCTAACAATTTAATCACTTCCTCTGTAGGTATATCTTCATTTGTTTCATAGCCTCTCGCTATTCCGTAATCGACTACCATTCTTACTTCTGCATTGATCAAACTCCGGCCATTTACGCTAAAGAATCCACTAAGATTTTTCCGCCATGCATACTTCCTGATGCCATGCAGACTAACTGAAACTTTATGTATTGTCATTGCTTGTTCTCCTTTTTTTTTGAGCCGTTCGACTTTCACGAACGGTTTGCTTTGTTCTTAAATTGCTCTTAATTTGCTCTTAAAATGCTCTTAATCTCCTTCAATGTTTTTCAATGTCATGGACAAACCAATGTACAGAATTGCTGCACATGTTGCTATCAATACCAACTCAAGCACGCTAAACCTGTAATACATCTCTATCACAACCAAAGTTATTCCTGAGCCGTAAGCTATTACGCCAAGTATTTCTTTGATGATGTTTAGTATCTTCTTCATAGATCAATATCTTTCGATTACACAACGAATCCTGTTTCATTATATGGTGACATAGCCTCGTATATCTTCACTATATACTCAACATTTTCTTCATTCAACCATTCCTTGGCCACGTTCCACGCAATGCTTTTGCTTGGCCTGAAGTTATCCATCCGAATGCTATGGTGTGATAATCTTCCCTCTGTCGGCTTCAATCCTGCATCGTGCAGTTCACATAGACCGTCTTTGTAGAATGTACACCAGTCTCCTTCTTGTTTGGCCTGTACCATCGGTATAGACATTTCTGTAACTCCCATAATGATACCTACATACCAATCCGTTGTGCAAGTCTATCTTTATATCCTGCTTCGATAAGCCTTATAATATCTTGTGGTGTACCCAAGCAAGGCGTATGACATTGCTGTTTACATAACTTGCATTTACACTGGACCGGTTTTCGGCCTGTTTTTCTGATGATTCGCTGCAACGTCGTTTCATGTACAAGTAAGCTCATTGTTTAATCCTCCATATTAGGTATTAAGTCTTCAATGTATGCCCAACGTGTGATGCTCCCAATAACTTCCCGTGGGTCTGGCACAACCAAGTATCCATACCCTTTTGGGAAACACCCATATTCAACCAGCGCAAATTTCTTTTCCGGCATTTCGCTAACGTCATGCCAAATAGAATTAATACGCCATTTTGCACCTTCAATAAAGTCAACCATGCAGACCTGTTCATAACCTATTCTCCATAGTGGGCGACAAGCTTCACTGGCATATTCGGCTGCAGCTTTTTCAATATCCTCTTTGGTCATAACTTATTCTTTAGTAAGTACTCGTCTGATTCTTCATCATACACATAGCAATCTGGACAATAATCTTTCCCTTCAATATTGATCCAACCATTTTCATAAGCTGACTCTGCTGCATAATTTTCATCGCACCAAGCAACATAGCCATTAAAATCGTCAATATGTGATTTACCACATCCATCACACACACATTGGTACATATCTACTTTTCTAATCATATTCGTTTCTCCTTTCCACCTAACCCAGCAGCCACCACATGACTGCTAGGAATAGGTAATACAGTTTTGTTTTCATTAATTATTTCTCCTTCTTTGAACTAATACTTCTAACCTCTCCTCACACTCTGCACACTTGCTTTTCTTACTCTCCAGCTTCTTACGGAATCTTATCAGTTCCTCGTCCGTATTCTCGTCAAAGAACATGTTATTCTGACGGTTGTGCTCGATGTATTCACGCATCATCCGTTCCGCTTTCGTCACCTGGGATTTTGCGGAAATCAACTTAGAAAGACAGCTGCTAACATCCATAGACTCACCAGATCGTTTGTCATAGAAGTACAGGCTTTTAGATATAATCTGTTTGGGATATTTACATTGTAATCTCGCCATCCTCCATCTGATTACCCACTCATATCTGAAATACATTTCACGGGGAAGGTTGTAGTGATAAAGACTTACTTGTTTATCTGCATATCCGTAGTACAGAGTTACTTCAACCCACTGCTCAACCTTCAGTTCCTTTTCTGCTTTGGCATAATCCTTAGCCATCTGGAACCAGTCGTCCATACTTTCCTGCTTTCCCATATCATTCGAAATTTAAAGAGAGTTGGTTATTCGGTTCTTTATACCCGGGATTTGCAAGAAGGAAAGCCTTTCTTAAAGCATCTGAGATCCTATCACGCATAGCCTTAGTCACATGGTTCCTGTCAGCTTCATAGTTAATCAGCAAGCATTTTTCAAGACTGCCATTGATAGGCTTTTCATCGAGGAACAGGCTGTACTCTGTGAATATCCGGTTTTGATGTTTCCCTTCCTCTTCTTCCTTCTCTGTCTGGTACCGCTCAAATACGGTGTCTTGTATTGTCCGCAAACATCTTTGTCCACGGTCACTTCGGCAGCCCTGTATTTCGTTCTCGAACATAACGGACAATGCACGTTTCTTGCGGACGTTTCCTATTCTCGACCACCCATAATAGACTTTCAGTTTACTCATAGTCTCATCTTCTCCCGCTTATATTTCTCAGCATACTCTTTCGTACACTTTGCTTTGGTGACGTAAATGAAGGTAGTTGCATTAATCCGCAATGGATAAAGATTCCTTTCACGTTTTGACTGTCTCTGAATAAATTCGGTCAGGTCGTTACCGTTCTTGCTGGTATCAGCTTTGCGCTCCTTAGCTGGAGGTAATATGTTCTTGTTTGCCATTATGCTCTCTCATTTTTATTAATTAAACTCTACCTTTACCATCTTGTCGATGTTCATCGCCAGAATCTTGATTGCAAGGCGGATGTTATCAGAACAGGGAAGTACGTGCTCTCCGGCAATGGACATGCACGCACGGCGGATGTTGACAAGGTGCTGGTTGGGCCGTGGGATGTATGGCGACATGGTGGCTTTCTGTATGAACTGTGCCGTGGCACGCTCGAACTTCCAGATGTAGTCTATCAGAATGACGCACATGTAGAGGTTGAGCAGCAAGGTATAGTCTGTCAGATCGGGCCACTGCTTTTTCATTTCAGCATAAACCGACTGCTGCAGCTTTTCGATGTGTCCGTATGCTTCGTCGAAGAAGAAATCCACCTTGTCTTTCAGATCTTCTTCTATCTCGTGACCTACAAGTCCCATCGTTTCGTGCTCATATTCTTTCATCTCCTGTTTGAGCGTTCGGGTCTGTTCTTTGTAGTTCAGCCTTTTCCGGGCGCATATCTGGCAAACTACATCTGCGTATTCGAATGCCGCGCGGCTGGTGACGGCTGGAATATATACCAGCTTCAGGGTTGTCTCCGGTGGTACATTGTATTCCATCAGTTCGCCGGCGGATATGCTGGTTCCGACGCCGGCGTTGATAAGGGTTCTGATTTGGGATATTGTTCTCATAAAAAATACTCCTTACATTTAAACCCTTTTCTGGGTTCAAAATCATAAAAATCACAAGTTCGATAAATTTCTTTTCTGTCGGTCCATCTGGCCATGTCAATCTGCCATTGCGGAATGATCTGTGCCCGATCGGTAAGTGAGCGATAAGGCTGTGCATGAGGAATTACTTTCTTGTACTTCTTCCAGTGGCTTATTCGCTGATAGCTTTCTTTTATTTCCATCAGTATGCAGTACAGGAAGAACTCTCCTTTGTAACCATGTGACCGAATCATGTTAATGGCTCGTTCACACTCTTCCACTTGCTTTGGTGTGTCGCACCCAAGGCGGATGCGCTTAATCCATTTTACTTTTGCAAGTAGTTTAGAAATATCTTCTGTAACAAGACGCGCGTCAAGTCCTTGATTAAAATCGACGTGATATCCTTTTCGAACGATCTTCTCAATCTGCTGCAATCCGTAATCGCTTGCAATCACATTGTTATCCATCAGAATAAGTCTGTTCCGACCGTCCACGGCAATTTCGTCCACATCCATGTAAGACCGTATATTTCCTTCCTTCTGAGGAACCACACACCACTTGCACCGGTTGGGGCAACCACGTGTTAGAAAACCGTAGGCCGTTCTTCGGTCGATAGCAGGGTATATTCCATAGTCAGGAGTGCATCGGTCTATCTCTTCCTTCAGTGACTTGTGAATGTCAATGCCGGTTCCTCCAAACTCTACTTCGTCGGCATTGATGTAGAACCCGTAATCTGGGGTGAAGGTGAATACCTTGGCGGCATAAACTTTGTCGTAATGATCCAACGGGTTGTACCACTCAACAATATCTCCGCGCTGCTTGTGATAGCTGCTTATCTTCATCAGTGCCAGATTGGGATAAGTGCTGTCTATTGCAAGAAGTCCTATTTTATTGATTTTCATTTCGTTTCCTTTTTTAATCTTATCATCAAAAATCCTCTCCTCTCGCATTCCCTCAACAGCTCCATGTCTTCCGGGCGGATGTCGCATGAGGGGGCGTGGTTGACTACCCCAAATGGTCATGATGCTCTGTTCCGGATCATCCACATATTATCTTTCATCAGATTCAATATCCTATCGTGGTAGTCGGATATCTTATTGCAGACCGAACGGCTCTGAACGACATTGAACGTTTTCAGTGAAACCTCTATTGTCTCCAGTCGCTTTCCCTCCTTTTGGGCCGAAAGAATGAGGCAGTCAGGACGTGAATAATATTTCATGGTGTATACGCAATGGTGCATCGCCTTTCCTTCGACATAGAATTGCGTGACACTTTCAAGTGGCCGTATGACGATGCCTTGTCCGCGTATCTCCATTCCGAGAAACGGACGTATGCGCTGAATGAACTCGTGTATGTCATTTTTTAGGTTTTCAATGTTCTTACGTCTGTCCTCCTCAATCATCCGACGACGGTTCTCTGCATCATGCTTCTCCTTTCTTCTCTTCAGGCGGTCATGCTCCACTTTCAGGTTCTTCGGACATACATAGTGGGCATTGTGGGTATCAAGATTAAAATAGGTCAGCAGATGAAGGTAATCTTGCCACATGCTTGCGTCTTTCACAATGTATCTGTTCCGGTTGCAGATGTTGATTGCCCATTTATACGAAATCGAATAATGGCTGAATCGGTATCGGATCAGGTCATATTGACGTGTCTTCAGCAGGGTTTCAACTAAAACATCGTTGTTCAGCAACGCTCGTACCAATGATGCCGGTGTGATGTCGTGAAATGATGTCCTCAACCCGTTCCTGCGAAGTATGGGAAGCAGCTTCACTGAAGGATATACCCATCCATTGATATTGTACTTATTGTAATTGCTATACCATTCACATTTCTCCTTTTTTAATGTCATAGGCTCTTCGTACTTCCACGCATTATTGAACATGTTAAGCGGCCTTGAAATGACCAGCTCTCTATGTTCCAAGCTAAACCATTGCTGACATACTTCCGACAAAAAGTAGAATACCTCGCCATTATTATGATTCTCTCTGCGATAACGTCTTATATATATGACGCAGTACTTGGAACTCTTCCGAAATAGTGACAATAGTCATGTAGGAAGCTTCACTCAGATTCTTCCTTGTACTAACATTTACCTTCAGCTTTACTCCACAGTGCGGGCATGTAATGTACCCTTTTTTCTGTCCAGTAGCATCTATCCATTTTCCACCGCATACTGTGCACCACATTTCATTTTTGCATCTGTAGGCAATTCGTTCAAAGCAATGCTTCTTGGCCCATTGTTCTTGAGAAGTAGTAATTAATGGAAGATGCTCGCTCAGTGACACAACCCTCTTTTCCAACTCTGTTCTCGGTTTCATGGCTTAGAACAATGACATTTGTTGAACATCCGCTTCTTTCTTTGCCCTCTGCGGCCTTTTCTTCAGCAGGGAATATTGCTCCTCAGTAAGCCGCCTAATCGCTGCATCACGGGCAGCTTTTTCATCCTCTTCGCTAAGTTTTACTTCTTTGGATGTTGCTACCCTTGCGGTATCACAGACAGAAGATACCTTGATATCATCCTCGTCATAGTAGTGAACAGCAAGGCCAAATACTTCTTCATCACTCATACATACCTGTGTACCTCGCTTTCTTGCCTCCCCAATAATATAGTCAAAGCACTCGTCAATACTCTTCCTTTCCTTTGAGTAAGCCTTAGCAAAGAGTTCATCTGTTTTAGCACGTTCATCCAAATAGTTCTTGATAACTTCTTTTGCTTCCATATCGCATTACAAATAATGGATTAAACAATAATCTGTCACCCAATATAAGGCAACATAAAAGGCGACATACGCAGCAAGAATAGCCAGTATTGTCGCCATAATCTTGATGTCTTTCATCTTTTCTCAAATTTATCACAGACTCTGCCATACCGGTTGCAAGCACATACTCTCTTTCTGAATGATCGGCAATAACATGAATTCTCAATAAACTGCGAAGCATTCCTGCACCGACGGCAAAACACATAGATTAACTTTTTTTCTTTCTCCCCCATGATGGTATTCGCTTTAGATAATCCGGCATTTCATGGTTCCTCTCAACCTTCACTTCTGTTTCTGGAGGTTTACGACGACGAATAACGGTATCCAGTTCATCGCTCCGCTCTTTCAGAAACCTGCGGAAAGCTTCACCAATAGTCATCGTATCGAAGTAGCCATAGAATTTTCCGTATCTGCCAAGCTTGAAGCGGGCCACGAATGACAGAAATTCAGTCAGCTTGATGTAGTGATACTGAGCCGCAAATAAATTGGAGAACTCTTCCAATGCTGACATATCCGCCCCCTCCTTGACCGATGACATGAAGTCTATAGTCAGAAGCTGAGTTTTCACCCACAATGCGGACGATCCAGGAGAATACATACGGTCCAGATCACTGATGACAGGCGACTTCTCGCTGTACACTTTCTCCAGGTCATTCAGCAATAGCGGTTGCAGAGTACTTGAGAATGCTGCTGCAGCCTGGCTAAAGGTCGGGTATCTCTGCCGTACGTGTTCCAGCATCACCTTCCTGCTCGATGGCCGCATATTCGTCAACAAGCATTCTTGCTTTTGTTGCTTTATCAACTGGCCTATTTTCTTGCTTTCCATCTTTCGCTTTGATTTGTTTCTCGGTTATCCAAAGATTTGCACGGCTATCCCAACGTTCCACCTTGGCGCCAGTGGCCGTCTTCCACCCCAACCCGTTGAAGTGATGATAAAATAACTCGGCTTGCGTTTCCCAGTCCAGCAAACGGCCGCGAAAGAACTCTTTCACTTCGTCGATAGTCGGAGGAATAAACTCCTGCTTTTGTCTTGACGGTTTCTTCGGTGGTGGTTCCGGCTGGAATAACTCGCCAGAGTTATTTTCCCCTATAGTCTTTGTCTTTTTCTTTGTCTTATTTAACTCGGTAACAACCTGCTCCCTGACCTGCTCCCTAACCTCGGTATCAACCTGCTCCCTGACCTCGGTAAATTTTACCAAGGTATAGGAAACATTTGGGCTTCCATTCTTCGTTTTGAAGTCAATCAGACCAACTTGTTTTAACCGGTTTCTGGCTGCTGAAAGAGTTTTCAATGACGCTATACCAAGATCGGCAAGAACCTTGCTATTGTTGCGGTTAAACGTATTCGCCCACCTACAGAGGTTGTTAGTTTCTAACAGGTAGAAGTACAAAGCGGTTTCTGTGACAGTTAGCGAATATGCGTTATGTTGCAACCAAAAGTTCTTGATGTAGTCAATATAAGTCATCGCAAGTAAGTATTTACTTCATTTATGAATTGTTCCAGGGAACGACATACAACGTATCTGTTTCGGTACTTTTCTGCCTCTCTCTGCCACGTTCGCTGGTGTTCGCTCTGTACCCCTTTCGGAGTTTTCATTTCAATGCAGAGAGAGGCGTATCCTTTTTTGGGGATTAGCAGAATCAAATCAGCCACTCCACGAATACAGCCCTCGTACTTCATCTGTGCCCCCGTTTTTGTATCACGCTTTCCACCATTCGGAACGGCGAACATCATCATGCTCAAGCTGGGATACTGAAGCCGGAACCATTCCAAGCAGCTATGCTGGAGTTGGCTTTCGGATTGTGGTGTAGTCTGTCTTTTCATAACCAAAGTTTTTTTGCCAAATCGAAGTTTTTTTGAGCTTCGTTTACCGCTTTCTTTGCATACGTCAAAGAGTATGAGTGTTCACGTGGATATTTGCCGGATTTCAACCCCTCATGATACTCTTTAGCCACTGCTAACTTATGCTCATAATAGTCCACGCTTTCAGGCATTGAAAGGTTTATAGTATCAGCCTTATTTGCCCAATACTGAGCTATTCTTTCATGCTCTCTGGCTTTCTCGTCAAACTCTACACTCTTGCCCATATTATTCCAGGCATCTTCAATGGCTTTTCTGTGTCGTCTTTCGCTATGATGGCCGATTTTAATAGGTTCACCCAGCGAGAGAAAATCACTGTCTTTATTTGATGCTTTGAAGTATTCTTCACTCTTTCGTTCTGCAGTGGCGGCCCAATCCAACCGGCGTTCTGCTTTTCGCTTTGCCCATTCTTGAACGTTAAAGCCATCAGCACGAACTATCGAGTAATAATAGAAGCCATCACGTTCAAATATCAGATTGAACACAAGACATTCATTCTCTTTACCATATTTGGTAGTCACAAAAATGGACTCACCTCTTTCATGCTTCTCTTCGCACTTTGCAAGAAAAACATTCGGACAAAATTTGAAATAGGTATTCATAATCAATTATAATCTTTGATTAAATATATTCATAGCCATATCCACTACGTTCTCTTTGACGACATCATCCGTACCAGTAACACCATTAGCGATGCTCTTCTTCGTTTGTATCACCTGGTACATATATTCGTCGATGGTGTCCTTTCCAAGGAAGTAGTAGCAGTTCACGTTATTCTTCTGACCGTTTCGATGTGCCCGGTCCTCCGCCTGCTCGCAATCGCTGAACGTCCAAGGAAACTCTATGAACGCTACACGACTGCTGGCAGTCAACGTGAGGCCCGTACCACCGGACTTGTAATTCAGAATAATCAGCCTGCAATTCGGGTCATTCTGAAAGGAATCTACAGCAGCCTGCTTTTGGGCAACATTATCCTCGCCTGTTACCGTAACAGCCTCAGGAAACAACTTCTTCATTTCCATCACGACTTCCTTCAGATAGGCAAATACTATCAGCTTCTCTCCACCATCGATGACATCGTGAATAAACTCCGCGGCTGCCTTAATCTTTCCTCGGGCAGATATAGCTTTCAAGATACCCATCCGGACCATCACCTCGCCGCGCATAGACTTTTCAATCTTCTCGTCGGAAGCATTCTTATAGACCCGCAAATAATTGATAAGGTCATTCTCAGCACGGGAATATTCATCTCTTGTCGTGATATCCATCTCGATGTACTGCCTTGTCTTGTCAGGAAGCTGCGTTAGCACTTTGGCCTTCTCCCGGCGAAAGAAACATGATGTCCACAGGCGCCAGTTTAGCTCTTTCAGATTGGAAGCTTTCTTTGGGCCATTGCAATATCTTTCCACGAAATTTTTATATCCTCCGAAGTCCTCAAGACGCCCCATAATCTTCAACTGCTGGATAAGGTCAGTATTGTCATTGACAACAGGTGTCCCGGTAAGCTCTAACACAAATTCTTTCCCTTTGCAGATACCTTCCACGAATTTGCTTTGTTGCGTCTTGGTTGACTTGCACTTGTGGCTTTCATCAATAACTACCGACTTGAACAGATTAATTCGTGGATCAAACGTAATGGAACGGAGAGTGAAGCGTGTGTCATTCTTCACGTCCAAGACAAAGAACTTTTTCAGGCTCTCATAGTTCGTGATAAATACATCGCAACACTTTGTCTCTACGAAACGGTGCCAAGAATTCTTGTTCTTATCATCAAGGATCAGTGCCTGTTTGCCGGCAAACTTTTTGAATTCACGCTGCCAGTTTATCTTCAGCGCAGCCGGACAGATCACCAAACACGGATAAGATTTTGCTATAGTCACCGTACCAATGGACTGCAAAGTCTTACCGAGCCCTGGCTGATCTCCGAAAATGCACCGCTTATGCAATAATGCGTAAGCGATGCCCTCTTTCTGATACTCATACGGTTCCAATAGCAATCCATGTGGAACGGTTAACTTAGGCATTGGAGCAATATCCATATTATCTAATGAACGCTTTTGTTCATATCGCTGGATACTTCCACAATAACCGTGTTTCACAGCCCAATCCGCCATCGTATTAACATAATATTCGTCAGCTTTATCAACCCACCAAGCCTTCTCCTGAAACAGATATGCTTTCTTAGGATTATTTGCAACCGACGGTATTCGTTTTACAAGAATATTGAGCGTTGGATTGAAGTTGAACTTTATTTTGAAGCCGTCTGTGTATTGATTGATTATAAATGGTGCCGGCATATCAAGCTACAGCTTCTTTCTTACGGTTACGACGCGGCTTCATCCGCGTACCATTAATAGTAATGTTCGCTCCTGCATCAAGCGCCTTGTTAATAAATGCTTGCGCTTCACCGAATGGTGCATCCGGAACATCGTCCGCTTTTATGTCTCCTGTTTCCGATTCATCAAACGGAAGTTCCTGCTGTACGATGGCCCATTTCTTGGCCGTCAGGTATTGCTCCACTTCGTAGTTACATGCTTCAATAGCTTGCTGCAATTCGAAAGCGTTAGTGTATTCTTCATTCTCATTATTGAACTTTGTAAATGGTGCGCTCAGATTAAGTACCTTCTTGGATTTCAAGAAACGCTTGCCAATAAGCGTGACACCTTCATCTTCATCAGTACCACCTATACTGTACCCACTCACCTCAAGTACATTGTGAATTTCCTCGGGGATATCCTCTATGAAGGTCTTGTCATCTGCTTCCTTCTGTTCACAAAGGAAGGCCAAGTGAGGGACCAACGCATCCAAGGCAGCTTCAAGGTCCTTGTGAACAAGGTTCTTCCCTTCCACGGTCACCGTGTCGTCATTCTCATTTTTATAAACGGCCACTAATGTTTTGTCCTTAGTGATCTTTGCTTTAATGATATTCATTTTTACCTCCTATCTTTATATTCGTCAATAAATTCTTGGTAATATCGGTCGGCCGGAAGCGGCAATCGTATTCCAAGCTCGACAGCCGCATCAGCCTGAACCTTATTAAGAAAATCTGTCATCTGCAATGTGTTCAGCTTGGATGTACTCCCGGCAACTATCATTTCTCTCCCATTTATAAAAGCTTTCCTTTGCAAGAAACGGTTGCAATAGTAATCATGTACATCCTGTTTGTCAGTACCTGTTTCCCGTTCGATGCAGGTGAACCACATCCACATTAGTGCATTTTGAGGAATAGTCCGTGGCTCCGTGTACCGTTCTATTTTCACCCGATATCTACCATTGCGAAGTTGGCTACACATGAAGTCAAAAGACTTTTCCATATGTATCTCACCTTTTACTTTTTCAAGGATCGCTTCTTGTGCCATATTACTCTCCGAATATTTTCTTATCAGTTATCAAATCTCTGTTGGCTTCCAGGAACTCGATGAACCGTTCCACATGTACTGTGAGCAACTTCACCGTCTGCTCATGGTTGTACGTATAATATTCTGGATAGCGAGTACCGCTGATGAGAGGGGTGCGGCTCGTTCCACCTTTTAAAGCAAAAGCTGTATATTCAAATGCTTTTACGCCAGCCATCTGCCCGGAAGCAATCAAGCAATATGGATATACATGACGTTGCCAGCCATGTTCATACTTACCGAACGTATAGCTGCTGGTTGTCTTGATGTCATAAACTACATCTCTTCGCAATTCGTCAATAAACCCATATAGTTCAACTGGGCCATACCGAGTATGTAAAATGGAAGATACAAACACTTGGCTCAATGAACCTTCAAAGTAGGAAGCTTGCTCTATACACCATTGTCGGTCAAACATGAAATGATGTTCTTCCATCAATTCCGACTTCGGGAAAGAAACTTGTACCACATTCGTTTCACTGTCTCCAATGATTGTGTACGGTTCGCGTTCAGTAGGTACATGCTTTTTACGATGAATGAAGCTATCCACAATTGCGTTAAATGCAGTTCCCTTATCAGCAGCTTCACTGGCAAACGGTACGCGGTTTATACAATCAATAAGTGATTGCTTCAACTCCTCCTCCACTTCATCCGGACTTTTCTTGTATTCGCCCGTCTCATTATCTATGTTGAAAAAGCTTTCCGCTTCTTCGTCCGCCCGTAAGTACTGCTCGAACTTGTCGAGCAGTGACGGGTAGATACGGTATTTAGGCTGCTGCTTCATATTTTTTAGATAGTTTATTGAACTTCAAACCCAGCGATTTGCACTTCTCATTAAGCAGCATTCCAGCTCTCAACTTGGAATCAAAAATATGTTGCATATTACCTATCGCAGTTGCCACTTCGTTAGCACTTACAACATCTGTTACCATTTCGATATTCTCTTTGATGACATCCATCAGTGCCTCATATTCGGAAGAAAGTTCGGTTTGCTTCGCTTGATACGTAGTATATGCTACTATGATTTTCGTCATGAAGCTGTTCGCCCCTGTGGGGTTACCTTGTTCATCAATTATGGTCGGTATTTCCATACGATCTGGCAGATTACACGTGTTCTTCCCATAGAACTTCTCACATGGATTGAATGATATAGTCCGCTTCTTACCGATTGCTTCCATATATCCTACTAAGTCCAGTTCCTTAATCAAGTCGCCGGCAGATGAGCCACCGATTTCAGGGCGAATCTGCTTATCCTCTCCAACCTTCTCCTCTCGCTCGTGCGCAACGAATATCACAGATTTCCCCATAATAGTCACTCTCTTCACGAAGTCGATAAACATGTTCTTCCGTACTCCATACCCCTGCAGGGACAGTGTTCCATCACTCTTACGTAACTTTGGATTGTTCTGCATGATATACACATCCATAAAGGAAAGCATCTTTCCAGCAGTATCAATCACATACGTTTCATAACTTGCTGCTTCGGGTGAAGAAAGTACTTCGTTAACATCTTCCCACTTTGAAATCTGAACAGTATCTACACGATGTGCAGCATTCACACGGTGTACACCACCGTCGAAATCTAGAAGAAGAGGGGTCGGTGCACTCAAAGCCAAAGTTGTTTTACCCATACCTGGTTGTCCATAAATCAGTGCTGACAAAGTAGTCTTAACGGTCAGCTCGTTAGGTTTTTTGATTAATCCCATAATGATAATATTTAAAGTGGTTAATAATAGTCCAACAAAAAGCCCCGAAGCGTATTCTCCGGGGCACAGCACATGACACATTCTAATCCTTTTCCGATTTCGCGTTACCTTTCAGATAGAGTCAGCGGCTAACCGATGCCGCGCGGATAAAACCTGCGCTATCTTCGCCCTACTTTCGGATTTGTAGCGGATTTCTTGTAAAGGGTTGCAGAACATACGAGAGTCGAACTCGCATAGATGCGTCCATCTGTTTTACCTGCTTAAACTAATGTCCTCCAGTTGTCTTCCCAACTTGCCTTATCTGCGCAGATAGTGGTACCGGCAGGACTCGAACCTGCATGAGTTGTCAGTTCTTTGCATCTATGGATTGACCGTCCAATCATCGAGCATAGCGTCTCCCAATTCCGCCACGGAACCATATGCCCGTCTTTCCGGGCTGTCTGTTAATTGGATTATAAAAACTTAAATAGGGGCATTCTCCCTACGGGCTCCTTTAACCCGGCAATTTGAATTAAGGGGACTTCTATAAATTAAATCCCTGATTATAAGTTGCATAAGCGGATAAAATGCTTATATTTGCAGAAA